CAGCCCGGCATTCCACAGCGTCACATGCCCGCCGACGATCTCGCGCTTTGACGGAGGAACAGTCACCGCCAGAAACCCGCCCGGCCGCAATCGGCGCTTACATTCGCTCAGGAACGCGCCTGGATTTACTTGGTGCTCCAAAACGTGGCAGGCCCACACCGCGTCAAAGTCGCATTTATTCGACGGCCAGCCAAGGAAATCCCCGACGTAATCAGCCCCAGTAGAGAGTGAAATCGTCGTAACGTCTCTCCCCGCATCGCGCATGATTTTCGCGTGCGCACCAGCCCCGCTTCCTATGTCCAGCACAGAGTTAATTCCGGGAATCTCAAGCAGGCGCGTTAAAGCCTGCGTACCCATTAAACCATTCTCGATCATTGCATCCCCTTACCAGGATTAAAAAGGCCGAGTCACACGGCGCCGAGTGGGTAAGCACCCGACCTATTCCTTTGCTTACGGATTTGCAGTCGGCGCAAGTGCCGGGCTATGCAGCACCGCAACCGCACTCACGGCAGCGGTGGCATGGGAAACGGCAGTATGCAGCAGGTCGCAACGCACATACCGTTTCACGCCGACGTAGCCGACGCGCTTCACAACTTCCTTGCCAACGCCAGCAACGCGCGGAGTGGCTGCAACCATGCTGGCCAGCAGTTCAGTGCCGAGCAGGTTTGCATCGGCCACGCTTGTCAGGGTGCCGGTCACGTCGCCGTCGAAGACAACTGGCACCATCGAGGTTCCAGTCGCGGTAACAGAACCGTAGGAGACAAGGAACTCGACGCCCCCCCAGCCCTGACGGTCGATGACGAGCCCCGTCAGCGTTCCAGTCGCTCCCATGATAACCGGGATGATTGCGGTTTTTGCGCGCACATTGTTGTGCAGATCTCTGATAGTCATGATTATTTCCTTTCAAATCGCCGAACAAGTTTGGTCGGCACAATGCTGCAAGAATGGTGCGCCAAAGAAACGCCCGCCGAAGCGGGCTTCCGTTGGATCGTTTGCCTCTACAAAGGTTGCGAACTGTAAAGCTTTTAACGGTTGCTAACTTGTCGCAAACTTCATCCACTTTACCGCCTCGAAGTTCACGATACCTCCCCCGAAACGCCGGCGGAAGTTGAACTTCGTTTGACCCTTGGACGTGATGTTGTCGCGGATCAGCGTAGTCCCGGCGCGATTGACGATGGTGTAACCGCGCTTGAAGTTGCCGAACGCCAGCGCAAGGGCACCCGTGCCAACATCGGCCACGTTGTCGTCGATCTCGACAGGATTGCCGAGGAAGCGCCCGCCGAAACCACCTGCAGGATCGGGATTCCACAGGTAATAGCTGCCGCTCGCGTCTTTGAACTGGCGCATCACGCCGAGAGTGGCATCGTTGCAAAGCCAGACAGCACCTGGCCGGTACTGCGCCTTGAGCGCGTGCTGAAGATTCACCACCTTGTCAGCCGGGTTGGTTGACGCGAACCCAGACGTTGCACCGGACACGATGTAACCCAGGCTGCCCCACGCAAAGGACGCATTCGCAAGCATCGGGTAAGCCGCAATACCGCGCGCCCTGCCAACGCCGTTTCCGGTGACGAACGCAGAGCCCCCACCTTCTGCGAATCCGATTGCCGCTTCTTCCGCTAGATCGGTTTCGAGGTTGATGATCGCGTCTTCGAGGGTCTCGTTATAGACCCACGGCTCGACTTCCGCCGTGTGAACCTCAATCGCGATTTTTGCGAAAGTCTGCTCGGTCGTCTCGCCGCCCGCGGCGCCATCAGCGATCCAGCGCATTGCCATGCCAGCGGTTTTCACCAGCTTTTCATACTTCGCGGTGCCAATCGTTTTCACTTCCGCGAGCCGATGCATGGCGCTGATCTTCGGCGCAATGCGGTCGATGGCAGCGTCCATTTCCGGCAGGACCAGATAGCCGCCGTCCGGGTCTGAGCCCGTGTTCATGGCCTTTTGCTGCAACTCCTCAAGCCCATCGGTGCGGCCCTTGCGAAGATAGCGACCGAACGCCTTGCGGTATTCGGCTTGCTCCGGCGTCGGGTCGTCCTTACCGGACTGCGGGCGACCGGCCTTTTTCTCGACTTCGGTCATCTGCTTTCCGAGATCTGACAGCGCGCCGTTCAGTTTGGCCACGTCAGCAGTCAGATCGCCGACGGCTTTCCCTTCAGCTTTCGCCGCGATCAGCGCGTCGTTCTTCGCCTTGAATTCCTCGAACGCTACACCCTGTTTCTGGATGAGGTCCGCAATGTCTTTCGTTTCCATGATGATTCCTTTTTGAGAGAGTAATGGCTACGCGGCCATCATCGCGCCACGGCGTTTCAGCGCCTCGGCAATTTGCTGCATGTCGCCCTCGTCGGAATCGCTCTGCGATAGGCCCTTCACCCGCGCAATAAATGCCACGGCCTCACGACGCGACAAGCCTGCATCCCGCAGACACTTCTCGGCATCGCGTAAAGTTTCAATTGCTTCAATACTTTTAACGCCCTGCACCCGCGCGGCATCATTCGCCGGAAAAGTTACGAGGCTCACTTCCCAGAGATCAACCTTTTTCAGCGTCAGAATTCCGGTTACGCGGTCGAAACTGTCCTCGCGCGTCTGGTATCCGATCGACAGGCCGGAGAGCGCGCCCATTTTCAGGAGGGTATACGCCTCTGCCCCGCGCACGGTTTCGAGCGCAAGCTGCCCCTCGGTCTTAAGGCCGATCTGATCCTCTACCAAGCTGGTATACACCCCTAGCGGCTCGGCGCTGCGGTGCTGCCAGAGCATCGCAGGCATCCTGCCTTTCGCCTTTTGCTCAGCAAGCGATTCAGTGAACGCGCCGGGCGCTACGATCTCGTCGTAGGAGTCCAAGTTTCCGAACACGCTCCCATACCCTGAAAACGTGCCATCTTTTTCCAACGCCTTCAAATTGAAAGCGAAGTCGAGTGTCTTGTTCATGGTGTGACCTCATTCGGTTTTTCTGGCGGCAGCTTCCCGGTGATGTTTGCCGGGACGCGCAACTTATCGCTGGCCGGGTCTGGATCAGGATTCAGGTCCATCAGCACTCGCCCTTCGTTCGGCGTTATGAGACCGCCATTTACATCGGCGAGAATGATTGTGTGCTTTTCTGTCAACGACCCACGCAATAAGCCTTCATCGACAAAGTTAGAAAATATCCCGTCTGCCCTGTCTGCATCGGTCAGCAGGTTTGCGTCGATGGATTGCTCAATCATCGTGTAATCTGGACTTAGCGTATGCACTACATGGGCAAGAAACATCTGGCTTGCGCTGGCATACGTAGTGTTTTTCGATTCGGCAAAAATCAGAATCGGATTGACGTTCATGTGTCGGCAGATTTCCTCGACCTGAAATTTCCGCGTCTCCAAATGCTGCGCGTCGATCCCGGTCATCTGCGTGCTCAACCATTTCGCGCTGCGGTCCATCAGCATCGCGCCGCCCGCGTTGTTGGACCCTGCGTAGTTGTCGTCGATCCACTTTTTCAGCGACTTGTACTGATCGTCCTTAAGCGTGCCCTCGACCGAGTAAGTCCCCGAAGGTCGCACACCGTTCTTGTGCATCCGCGCCTGCGATTCCTCGGTCGCCATCGACAATCCGATAGCCTCGCGCGCGATCCGCACGCCCTCAAGACCCATCCACGTATTCAGGGACGGCCCTTTGACGTGCCAGATTGCCTTCGCCGGGAACTCCCGCGAAGATCCATTCTCTGCGCGCACGTGATAAGTCAGCGAAAAATCGTCCGCGCGCTTGACCGTGACGCTCCCGGGCGTGAACGGGATCAGTTCCATGATGCCAGCGCGGTTAGATCGGTTCACAAATGAGAAGTGATTTCCGGTCAAAATGAAGTGCATCGCCATCGTTTGGCGGTATTCGAAGCTCGTTTGCCAGTCATTAGGACGTGCAGCGAGTATCCTGTAGAGCGGATGATCATTTGCAGGCAGCTTCGTGCGCCCGTCCTTGCTTTTCCGCATCAATTTAAGCGGCACCTGAGCAATGCCGTTCGACCGCACCCGAGCGCAAGCGATTACAGCGGACACCTCAATAGCCGTCTCGACCGTTACCGACTTCCCGGTCTTGGTGATGCGTCCAGCGTAACCCGCGATATCACGCAGTATGTCGTAGCTCGACGCGGCCTTCCGCGCAAAGGCTTCGGCGAACATCAGGCGCGCGCCGCCGCGATGCCACCCGCAATCGTCAGGACACCGGCAGAGATGATGCCGGACGCAGGATGGATCAGCCATACACCATAGGACAAGGCTGCGGCCCCAGCAATCAGGAGGGCATCAGGCAGCAAGGCTTTGAACTTCAACATGCGGTTTATCCCAGAAAGACCGGCCTTCTGATGCCGGGTTAAGAGTCATCACGCCGACACTCATGGCTAAGGCCACCATTCCATCAATTCGACCTGTAGCCTTCCCTTTTATAAATTTCCTGTTCTCTGCCGGGTCCGTTATGACCGTCGCATTTTTCGCGCACATTTCTAGCACCGGATGGTTCCCGTGGCGCAGCTTGCGGGCCAGCAGCATTGATTCAAGTTCGCGGATTGCAGGCGACATGCTAACGAAGCCCTGCCCGAAATCTATAAACCGCAGTAGTTCTTCCTCGGTGAAGCCAGCCTTTTCCAGCCACGGCTTTAAAAACTTCATGTTGTAGCGGTCGAACGCCATCGCTAGGACGTTGTATTTATCGAAAATCCCGCGCAGGTATTCAGCAACAAACTCGTATTCGATTGAACTTCCAGGCGTGGTCTTCAGAAATCCCTGCTCTGCCCATAAATCGTATGGCACTCGGTCATTGCGCGCCTTTTCAGCCAGTCCGTTCGCCGGAAGCCAGAAGGTCGGGTGCACGTTGCCATCAGACAGCAGCATCAGCGCCGTCAAATCGGATACGCTCGACAGGTCTAGGCCACCGAAAACCTCGTCGCCATCTGCCAGCGGCTCTGGTTGACCGCCGTTTTCCTGCCAAATCTGCCGGGAAACAAACGGGTTCCTCGCCTCTACGCGCTGATTCAGGATCAAATTGCGGTAGCTGCTCTCGCGGCTTGGCAACCTGCGCGCGTCTTCGGCTTGGCGCAATACCTCTTCTTGATTCATGAAGACGCCGTAATGCGGATTCGCCGCACGGATCGCCTTCACGCCGAACGGATCAAGGTCAAGCGGTGCCGAATACACCTCAACCTTGATGCGCGGATCTGCCCCGGTCAGGCCGTCATCAATTAACAGGCTCAGCAAGTCTGAATCTGTCGGCGCCTGCGTGGAGATTACAACCGAGATAGGCGATTCCTGCGCCGCGCCAGCGGTTTCCAGCGCCTCATAAAGTTCAGACCGCGGCCCCTTAACCTGCCCGAGTTCGTCGTGGCAGATAAAGACCGGCGATAGCCCGTAGGCTGTCGAGGCGTCCGCTGACAGCGCCCGGTAATGTGTCCCTAGCTCAGGGCATAGCAAATGCTTCGCCGTGTCCCTGATCGTGACGTAGTGGCTCAGATCAGGAGACAAACGCACCATCTTCGCGGCCAGAGCGAACAGAATCGCCGCTTGGTCCCGCGACTGCGCCGCGCTGTAAAGCTGCGAATTCGGTTTAGCCTCTGGCCCGGAAAGGTGCAGCAGCAACAGGAAAGCCAGAAAGGTGGTCTTCGCGCCCTTTCTGCCCATGCTCAGAATAAACAACCGCGTCGGGCTATCGTAAATCCTAATGAGCCAGCGCCGTTGGTGCTTCGTCAACTTGACCGGACGGCCTACAAACTTCCCTTCCGGCAGCAGGCAATGCTGTTCAATCCAGCGCGCGTTTCGTTCGCTGCGCTTTAACGGACTTACTCGCTTTGCCAAGGTTTCCGCCGCCCGCCGCCCTTACCGGATAGCGTTGCCGCCTTGTCCGCCCGGTAAATTGATTGCTGCGTAAGACGCATCGCCCGCGCCAGCGTGTTGACCATCCCAGTCTCGCGCGCACGCATCCTCAGCAGGATCTCGTAACGCTTCGGGCCGTCGTCAGCGATCAGCCACTCCGTTTTGAAAGCCGCAATCTGCCCAGTCAAAAGCTCGGCGGTCGTGACGTGCCGGACATACTCGGCAAGCATCGGGACATGCTCATCACCGAACCACTCGGCAGGCTTGCTGTTAACCGTAGACAGCCACAAAGCCCGCTCGCTGTCAGTCAATACCCCCGGCGGGGCAATCCTCGCCAGCGAAGTGACCGCAGAAACTACGGAAAGCGCCGCAGCAGACTTGCGCCCAGCTTGTTGCATATTTGGCCTTTTGTTGCGTTATAACAACTTGGAAGCTACGGATTTAGCGAAGAAAGGG